TAGCTACAAAATAGAGGTCAACTTCAAATTGACTATCTTTTACTTCTTTATAACGCGTGATTCCATCCAAAACCACACTACGTGTGTGATTAATTTGACCTTTGTCACTCATCTTTTGGAGAATTTTTTCATGTTTTTCATATAAATTATCACCATAAGATGCTGACAAAACTCGTAAGTCTTGTTTATCCCAAGCATCTTGAACTTTTAGAAAAATTGCATCTATTTCTGATGACAAAGCTGAATCATTTAATGTCTTTTCCTGATAATACTCTTTTTTTCTAAAAGGAAGTTTAAGATTTTTTTTCAAAAAATAAAAAGCTAGGGCGATTAGTGCAACAAGCCCACTAAAAATACTATTTCTATTATATCTGCTCCCCATTCTAGATGTCCTAGAATTAGAAGTATAGCTATTAGAACCTGTATTATTATAATGACTGTTAGTGTTGCTACCTCCAAAATTACCGCCAGTTCTTGTACTTCTATTTCCTCCCCCTCGAAATCCTCCTGCTGTTGCAAAAGCATGAGGTGTGACTAAAACTAAGCCACTGATGAGCAATAAAATAACCACTTTCTTCATCATTTGATTCAAAAATTATTTCCTTTTCTTTGTCACTGATTTTATTACATTTATTTTGTTATTATACCCTATTTCCCTTTTTATTTGAAACATCTGTTAAATTGCTACTTTTAGTGGAGTCTATTAAAAGAGTGTGATATAATTACCTCATGAAAAAACTCATGAATCTTTTTAAGTCTGAAACTGTTAGATATCTCATTTTTGGAGTCCTAGCAACAGCAGTCTATGCTTTTGTCAAATGGTTAACTTGGCAAGCTTGGCATTCTGGCTGGGGTTCAGAAACTGCCGCTCAAGCTTCAAGTATTATTTTTGCATTTTTTACCAATAAACTTTTTGTTTTCAAACATGAATCATCAAACTTATTACGTGATTTCATCAATTTTACTTCAGGACGAATTGTTCTTTTACTCCTATCCATCTTTATTAACTGGTGGTTCATTGACCAACATCCTGATATTTTGATGAATCTTTTTGGACTTTCTAAAAATAATATGGTTGCTGCTCTTAACCTCGTCGTTCAAGTTTTAATTATTGTTATTAACTATCTTTATTCAAAATTCTTTGTCTTCAAAAAAGATAAAAATTTAACAGAATAACTATTTTTTTTACTGATAGAAATTATATTAGATAAAAAAATACTGACAGATTTTCTGTCAGTATTTTTTTCATTTTTATCAGTTTTGGTCACAAGAGCCTTGATATCTCGTCCGATCTGCTTAAATGCTTCGATTAGATTCATTCGCTACTCTCCCTTTGCTTGATTATATGCAGATAGATAATCTACATCAGCCACAGCGTCAATCTTTTTGCCAAGCTCTGTCAACTTAGCTACGATCGCTTCGCTAGTATCGCTATTGAGAGTACTAATCTTATCTGCAATCTCTTTTAGAGTGTCAAGATTCTCTGGAACTCCTTCGCCGAGAATTTCCGCTTTTAGCTGTTTGACTGCCTCGTTTAGCTGCTGCTCAGTGATGCCACTCCCTGCCTCTTTATCATTGATTGCTTTTTGCAAATTCTTGATGTCTGTTCCGATTGCAACCACTACAGCTTCTAATTTATTTTTAGCCATGCATTCTCCCTTCAAATTTTAGCTAAATTATATATAGCTACTAAATCTGGAAGCTCATCTACAGTATCGCTGTCTAAGTGCTTCCGTACTTCCTCAGCCAGCGCTTTTATTTTGGGTCTTCGGTATTGCTTGGAATACTGTCAGATGGATTGAATGACGGGCGAACACGTATTTTAAATTCATCCGTCGGGAAAATAAACCCATCTAGTTTTAATTCCAACTTGTAACGACCAGGATCTACAGCGTCTTTGAATTTGAAGTTGAAACGACCTGATTCTACAGATACATCTTCATACAGAATTACTTTTTTCGCATTGAAGATGGCAAGCTTACCTGCGCCAGATAAGTCTTTCTTCAAGCCGTCATCGCCCAAAATCTCAAATTCAAATACTGATGCAGTGTCTCCCGATTTGATGACACAACCGCCGTCAACCTGCTTGATGCTCGTCATGATATCATTCATCGCTCTCGTCGGTCCTCTTTCTTTTCTGAAGGCGTCAAATTAAATTTATCCTTATCAATGTTCATCTTAACGTATTTATCAATAAAAGGGATTTCCACCCCTAAAGCTGATAAGCTAGCTAAAATGCTAGAGGTGTAAGCTGCAATCATAGCGAAGATAAAAGTGTCAACGATGCTCGTCAAATTCATGAAATTTGCAAATGGATAGAATATTGCCACAAACACAATCATCGCTGTGTGGCTGACTGCTCCTTTGCGAAATTTTGTACTCGAAAGTTCGTGGGCAGCCCAAGCCCTAGAAACACCCACAGCGATGTCTGAGAATATGACGATGACAAGAAAGAGAACCCACGGGTGCTCATCAATACCGTGCGCATAGAAGTCTCGGACTACATCAAATAGCCCAAAAATGCCGTCTGGTTTCTGTGCCATTAATTCTCCTTCGGTTTGAATAGCCATGCTGTAGCAACCCCGTTATTTTCTAGTTTGCCACCTTTTGCGAAATCAGCGAACGGCTGATTGTCGTAAGTGAAACTTCTGTTAACTTGGATAAGTACCAGTTTGCCTTCTCCGTCCACTTCTTCGTGGTCCGAGGCTTCGATAGCAAAGATATCCCCAGCGTTGAATACATCGCCTTTTTTAGCGACTGGCAACAATTCCAAGTATTGCTTGTAGATTGTGCCGTACTGGATATTCTGACTCATAACCGCATTGAGGATGGACACGTTGGCAATCTTACGAGTCAATTCGCCTTGTTCAGCGACTTTCTCAGCCAAATTCAAGCGATTGTCAAGGTCTTTAATAGATTCCTCTGACTTAGCTTGATAGCGTGCCAAAGCTCCGGCAGGGTCCAACTCAGTCGTTAAGATGTCCAAAATAAGCTGGATTTTAGCTTCATCCGTCTTGCTTGTGTGGTCGCCTGGAACGTCTCGTGTCAACCACGTTGAGCCATCTTTGGACTGGATGGCGATCCTTGTAGTTGTTGGATTGGTCAGATAACTCGATGTGACACTGAAATTAGACTTATTCATTAGTCGCTCCTTTCTGTGCTACCTCATTGAAGAGGTCGTTAAGGTCTGAATCAGACGCTAGCACGTTTTGGTAATGCTCTAGTTGCGATTTGACCTGCTCAAGTTCGCTAACTGTCGACTGCAAGCGAGCCTTAAACTCAGCTTTTTCAATCGTCAAATTAGCGTTCTGACTTGCGATATCTTGAATCATTGAAGTGTAAATTTGTTCGTTCATTAGTTCTCCTTCTTACGGCTGTACTGAAATTTTCAAACGACTAGCTACTAGTCTGAGAAATGGTATGAGGTCAATCCAAGGGCCACCGTCAGCTTTCACTTTCATAAACTCGGCGTCTGGATGTTGTGAGTGCCTAAAATGGACAGTATCTCCAATCAATTGAACCTCGTCAACAAACGCTCTAGGTTGTTGGTTGTCGTTCGAGCGAACAACACGAATGCCCGCAAATCGTCCGGATGAATAGTCATTCTGTGTCCCGGTATTGTCAGCATTGACACCCATAGCGGTATAGACCCCGTTATAAGAATCGTCCCTAAAATGGATGAACGCTGATGTTCCGTTTCGAGTACGGAATAGCGCATTGTTCTCGTTGTGAAATTCAATCTTTGCATTATCGTAGAAATGCATCTCTGAGCCATTTAGGTCTACCCTCATTGCTCCGTTAAGTGCTTCAATTCTACCCCCTCGATAATTCAAACCTGTAAACGTACCGCTAGTGACACTCTCGGCGTTTAGGTTAACGACGTCAACGAGTGAAGCGTTTAAACGCCCGCTAGTGATTTTACTTGCTGACAGTTCACCGATTTTAGCTGAGCTAATAACACCATCTTCGATGTAAGTAGAACCAGTGATTTGAACCAGCTTTCCGTCAATTTTGACCGAACCATCTTTATTGAGGTTAATTTGGTTAAGCACATCGCCGGACCTTGTCAGATTCTTAACTGCCCAAGACCCTGCAATCTGAGACATTTCTGATTTGGTAGCTTCAAGACCAGTGTCCAACTTGTCTAGTTGCTTGTTAGTAACACCTAAATTAAACGACCACTTATCTTCGAGATTTTCAACCTTCCAAACAGTCCCTTTAGCTTCTTGGATAATTTGAGAAATAGATTGCCCGTGTTCGCCGATTGTACGGCTAAAACTGTCAACGGTAGACTTAATTTCATTGAACTTAACTGTTATTTCTTGGCTCGCATCTTTTGGTGACGGCTGCCAAGCACGGTCCATAGTCCCCTCGTAGCAATCTAGCTCGGTAAAAAATAGCAACGACTCGCTAACGTTGGTAGTACCAGTGTTGTCGATACGAATATAGCCTTCGTCACATTCGCCAGAATTAAATGTTAAGTGCCATTTAGTGAGTCCGGCGACTGACGGTGAACCAGTGTGTGCTTTAAAACGCACCGCTTTTGTGTAATTCTTGTCCGTTTCACTTGACTTTCGACCAAGAAAATAGATGTCTACCCCCTTGATATTTCCCGTAGCAAACAATTGAAAATTGAAAGAGTAATCAGTGTTGCGCTTAACTGAAAAGCGTGGCGTAGACGCTGGTACTGATGATGATGTTTTAAGCAAGAATAGCGGTTTAGCACTATTGTAGTAATACGGATGCTGTGAAACAGACAGATTAGGGTTCTGTTGTGGAGTTTGCCAAAAGCCCCAGTTATCAAGATTCTCTGGAAATGCTGAGTTTCGGATAAGATTCTCACCACCAACTGACAGCGTATCAACTGACGGAATCTGTTTCTTGACCTCGCTGATAAGTTGGGTCGTTCCTCGCTCAGATTGTTGAATGAGATTGGTGACAGCCGTAGCTGTCGCAAATCCTTTGTTATCAACCAATCTATTGACATCCAACTCTTTCAGAAAGCCTTTGCTATCAATTGCGCTGTCTAGGTCAACCCTAGAGAGTTTGGTTTCCATCTTTCCGGCCAACGTGCTGATCTGAGTTTCAGCGTTAGTGACTTTGTTCCCAAGATTATCAAAATCAACTCTCGAAACCTTTTGGGTAATAGAGTTCGCTGTAACACGCAATTCAGCATTAGTCTGGTTAATTTTACGCTCTAATTCTTGACCTTTAGACGCTGCACTATCAGCTGTAGCTTTGACAGCTTGAACTTCTGTCCGGTCTGCTTTCAAACTGATTTTATTATCGGTCTGAGTGATTGCGGTACTATTAGCCGCTACGCTCTTAGACAGTTTGTCAAAATCAGTCTTCGATACCTTCGATGACACTTCACCGACTAATTGATTGACCTTAGTTTCAGCGTTAGTGATACGGCTATCTGTTTCGGATTGTTTCTGAGATAGCTGGCTAACTCCCTGCTCGGTCTGCGTAACCGTCGTTTTAACCGTGCTTATTTCAGCTTCGGTGTCTTCTGGCGCTACTGTATGCTGCAAGGGAATAAGCGCCCCTCTGACCATCATCGGCGGTTTAATCTTAAAATGACCGTTCCTTACGACGTAAATCCCGAAAGGATAATCGCTTAAATCAACATCTCTTGTAAGTGTGAAATTTAAAGCAACGTCAAACCATTCGTCCTTTACAGAAGTCGGGATTTTGTATTCAAAAGCAATCGTGTTTGTTCGATTGTTCTTAATTGTAACAATTGCCCCGTCGCTCATATCTGTTCCGCTATCAATGTATACCGGAACCAAGAGTGAGAATGTTTCACCGGTTTTAACTTCCGGGATAGCCATGTTCCATGAGATACCACCCCAAAACTTGCTGGCGTTACCGGTTGATTTGATGATGTATGTAGAATCGCTTGTTGTGACGGTAATAGTATTACCACTACCCGTGTAAGTATGCACATTCTCGAAATTTGCTGATTTCAAAATCAAGTTACGACTGCCAAAATCTGTCGGAATCTTGCTATCCACCCGGCTAATCTCAGTGGTGATTTTATTCCCTAGTTGCGTAATTGAGCTTTCAGCCGTCGCAAGTCTCTGAGTAGCATTGTTAAAATCGCTCGTCTTAACTCGTTGACTAATTTCATTAGCTTGCTGAGTGATCCGACTTTCGGCATTGATTACTCGATTATTGACGTTGTCAAGCTCTTGTTTATTAGCTTTAGACGCAATCATGTCCGCTTGTTGAGTGATAGACGTTTCAGCACGATTCACACGCCCTGTCAGTGTGTCTACATCCTGCTTGTTGGCTTTCTGGTTATTTGCCCAGCCTGCACTGTCAACGAGCTCTCAGCCCTGTTTAAACGCCCAGAAACAGCATTGACGTCCTCTTTGCTAGCTTTGGCTGAAATCTGTCCAGCTTGTTGCGTTAAAACCGTCTCAGCATTAGACACGCGCTGGTTGACTTTGTCAACATCTTGTTTGCTAGCTACTGAAATGAGAGCGTTATTGATTTTGGCAAACTGTACTGACGTATCGTTTGATAATGTCCCAATAGAACCCTTTAGAGCTTCTACTTTCTTTTCAGTCTCAGATAAGTCCGTGTTTAATGTACTTTTAGCGCTATCGACTAGTTTGACGGCTTCTGAAAGTGCATCTTTTTTAGATGCAGCAATCTTCTTTTCTGTCTCTGTACGCTCAACGCTGTCCAAGTAACGAGCTTCTGCGATAGCTTCGCTCTTAATGTCATTTAGACGACCAAAAGCGTCTTCTGCGGTTGATTTGGCTGAATTGGCCAATGTTTCCGCATTGGTAGCCTTAGCTGTGATTTCAGCAACCACTCTGTCGTGTTCCGATTGCTGTTTAGCCATGTTGGCTGCGACTTTCTCAAATTCTTTTTTGATTTTGTCTTGCAGACCCGTACCGTCCCACGTTCTCAATACCTCTTGCCACATTTCACCGGTCCAGCGATACATGATGGTGTGCCCTTCGTGTTCTGGGTCCGGCTTGTACCAAGAATCATTGATTAAGACTTGCCCTGGATGTGACTCTGTTGGATCAGTGCTTGTGTACCAGTTATGGTTGAAACCATTAGCTGACGGGATAAACTCTGGCAGCTTTTTGACAAACTCAGTAAACTCACCAGCTTTAAACTCGTCGAGTGCTTTGTTGACAGCACTCTGTACCTTTGCATCGTTGCTCTCGCTAACTCGGTCCCCTAGCTTGATGTCACTAGATTCATTGTTTAAGCGATTGAACGTGATTTCAAAGATACGTGTATCGTAATCAAGGTGTCTGTCGTGTCGGACTACTCGGATAGTGTCGCCGATTTGAACACCCTTGAGATACACTGTTGACGTTTTAAGTGTTAGTTTAGGTCTTGAAGACTCAATCAAAGCATCATAAGTCTGTTTGATAAGCTCGTTTTTGTCTTCTTCCTCGCTAAATTCGACAAAGCCAATCTTAGGGCGCATCTTGCCGTCTGGTTGCTTAATGCCGTATTTAGCGGTCATTTCTGGAATTTCAAGGTATTTTTGACCAAGGGGCTTATCTAGTGGGTCCCCTTTGGCTTTAGACCAGACAATTTCCTCAAAGTTGATTTTGCGTCCGTACCCGTCAGCGTCTTTTCCAGTATCTTCCGCTGAGCTGACTTGTTCCCCTTTCCCACGCCCTACCAAGGCAGTGTATAGGTTTGTCTTTTCGACCTCTTGCAGAATTTCAAGGGCGTTATGCCCATAAACCACACGCTTTCCGACGGCTTCACCTATTTTACGCTTGAAATCAATGTATCTAGCGCCAATCTGACTGCCGTTCATTTCAACGAAAAACTGCATTTCTAAGCCCCACACCTTGCACACTTTTTTCAAAGCATCAAATGTGGAAATGTAATAGAAATTGGTACTCTTTGGGTTTGTTTCAGCAATAAACCGAGGGGACCAGTTCGTCCCAGTTAATAGCCATTCAATAACCGGTCTAGCACGTTGGTCTGTCGGGCGCTTGTCATAGACGACTGTCTTGCGTAGCTCCTCAATGCCAGACTGAACACCGATAAGCGTTGTGATATCCCCTTTGGTGTTACCTTGGGCAATATAGAAGTAATGGAATTTATGGGTATCGTCAATTGACTGAATAGCCATGTATTCCAGTTTTGCTAGTTCGTCATCCCTCAAGGCTTTCATTTCGACAGTCAAGCGGTCTGAAACGTAATTTTCAGTGGTAAGACTGAATTTTTGCAAAGCCGTCTTAATGGCAGGCTTGCGAATAATCTTGATAAGTTTTTCGTCCTTATCGAATAAATAGATCATAGACTTTCATCCCTCCACTGCACTTCACGAATAGTCACGTTTTTACCAGTCAATCGGTCCCCGTCTTTGACAAAAAACTGCTCTAGTGGGCTAAAACGTTGTAATTCACTTAGGATATTACGGCCATCATAAGTAGCAGTCACTTCTTCGTCGCCAAATTTTATAACAATTTCCTTGTTGGCTGCATAGCTGCCTTTAAAAGACAGTTTGGTTTGCCCGTTGATGATTTCGAATTCTGTTGCCGTTGTCGATGTCATGGCTACAATCTTCTCAGGTATTACCTTCTTAGCGTATGTAAGGTAAACAACGCCATTAGAACGCTCTGGAACCCGTTTTTTATAGCCGTCTGGCACTAACAATACAAAACTGCTAATAATTGAAAGCCTGTCTTCCTCCACTTCATCCGCTTCCTTAAAGATGGCGTAATAAGTGAAATCTGGCTCATCGTCAAACGTAACTTCAAGATAACCGCTAGGCCCTACTTCTCTCAAGATGCGGTTTAGCTCTCGGAAAGAGGTTCTCATGACTTGGCTGGTGACTGTCGTTAACTGATACTTAACTTCAATCTCACGCTCTGAGTCATTGACGCTGTCCACCCAGACACCACGGCGTCCAGGAACACGAGTAGTTGAAATTTCACGATTGAGCAATGAGCGACCTTTGACCGTAAGCTGTCGATATCCTTGGATGATATCTTCTATAGGCGTCCCGTTGATACGCATGTTATCAACCGGCGCTCTTTGCAGCACTGTTGATTCCGTGCGCTTCAATGAAGCATAATCATACATTAGCTAAAACCTCTTTTCTCTCTTAATAGTTATCAAGCATTAATTCCATTGATTGAGCGTTAGTGATGTCATCAGTAAATGCTCTATAAGTCGTATCGCCCATTTTAAGGACGATATCCGCTGCTTGTTGGGTAACTGACATCTTACCGCCATTGAATGAAACGGATGGATCATACCCTGCTAAACGGCCTAGCTGACCGTCCATGCTACCAAGTTCATCAGTGATGGCTCCGTTGATATCTTGACCGGTGAATGCGTCGATAGCACCTTGAGCCATATAGCGCATTGAACGAGCCACTTGGTCCGCTTTGCTATCAATACCGATAATGAAACCTTTATCCGTATAGATACCGAATTGACGGAATACACGGGATGGTGATTTGATACCAAGCAAGGCTTTAGCTCCGTTAATGGCATTGCTTACAGCACCTTTAACCGCTGAAATCAGTTTCCCAGCTGCAGATGTAACCCCACTAACGAAACCGCTAATCAATTGAGAACCGACGCTTGCAGCTTGTCCGACGAATCCACGGGCTGCACTTAGTGCACCGCTGAACGCTGAACGAACCGCTGAAATGATACGCTGACCAGCACTAGTTACTGCTGACACAACCGCACTAAATCCGCTAGTAATAGCTGATTGGATTGAACTCATGGCGCTTGTTACTGCTGATCTAACAGCACTCCAAGCTGAGCTGATAACGCTCTGAACAGAACTCATAGCGCTTGAAATAATTGACTGGATAGCTGACCATGTACTTGATACAGTGCTAGCTATTGCACTCAACACGCTACTGATAAGCGACAGAATAGCGTTCCAAATTGCGCTGATAGTTGCTTGAATAGCTGACATGATTGACGTGATAGCTGATTGAACTTGCGAGAAGTTCCCAGTCACCAAACCGACAATAGCAGCCAATACACCAGCTAAAACAGCTTGAATTCCAGTCCAAATAGCGTTCCAAATTGCGCTGATAGCTGAAAGCGTGCTTGAAATAATGCTTGAGATACCAGCTATGATAGGTGACAGAATGGACACGATTGTATTCCAAACCGTTGAAAAGACAGTCTGGATAACCGTCCACGCTGCTGACCAAATGGACTGGATCACAGCAATCCCAGCGCTAATAACACCACTAATGGCAGACATAGCCCCACCAGCGATAGATTGAAGCAACGCCCAAAGCGCTTGGAATGGAACAGCTAACAATGCCCACGCTGCATTCCATATAGCAAGAATGAACTGAATCCCCGCCTGGATAATCGGACCAATAGCATTAATACCGATTGAAACAAGGGATTTAATACCTTCCCAAACGGTGGACAAGATGGTTTTGAACGTTTCCCACGCTCCGGACCAGTCGCCTTGCAAAATCTGCATCCCCATCTTGATGATGTTGAGGATAACTTCAATGACTGTTGAAATAACAGTCGTAATCATTTGCCAGCTTGTCGAGAACAGTGTAATTAGTAAATTCAATCCAGTTTGAACCACTGGAAGAATTGCGTTCATGACGTTTTCAATCATGCCCTTGAACATATTCCAGTAAGTCGTTGCTGTCTGCATAATCAAGGCGTGATTTTCATTCCAGAAGGAAGTCAACTGGCCCCATATCGACATAACAAACGACACAATGGCTTGAACGGCGTTAGTGATTGCACTCTTAATGGTTTCCCAAATTGCAATGACTTGCGAACGGAAATTCTCGTTATTGTTCCACAAATCAACGAGTGCAGCTACTACCATTCCGACTGCTAACGCAATCCCAGCGAATGCAGCAAGAGAGGCAGCAGAGACACCCTCTACAGTAGAAGCGAATGAAACCATAACAGACTCACCGCCTTCGAAAGCCATTGAGAATCCTTCTACCGCTTCCGTAGCTGTCGAAAAGATTCCTAAGAACTCTCCGATAGTGCTAATTGCAGAAACAACTTTCCCAACCCACGCTATCAGTGAACCGAGGGCAAATATTACCGGCCCTACAGTACCGATGATTAAGGCTGCCCATTTAACCCAGCCGTCAACTGGCAGATTGTCCCAGATAGTGCCTAGAACACGCACCACATTGTCTTTAAATGTGATGATAGTCTGTTTCATGTTTTCCATTAGCTGCTTGATATTAGCTTCGTTATTACCGAGACCGGCCACTAAGTTTTCAGCGGCAGCCTTCATGGAATTAAACGAACCGGACACGGTTGTACTCGCTTCTTTTGCAGTTGTTCCAGTAACACCGAGCCTATCTTGAGTAATACCGATGGCATCAATCAAGGTATGGAATGGGATATCACGGATATTGTCAGCCGTAGCTTCAAATTCACCATTCAAGACACCAGACTCATTGACCAAACGAGCCATTTCGGACATGGTACCACCATACAGTACATATTCGCCATGATTCGCTAGATCATGACCGTCTTTTCAGACTGCTCTATGTCGCCATAGAGATTAGACTATCTCTTATACTTTTAAAAGTATCCTAGCGCTTCGGCTCGCTTGAGCCTACTCTACTCCATTAAAAAAACACCCTTTCGGATGCTTTTTCTGTTTCGATAGTCGTTACACTTTCAAGATTAAATCTTGCTTAGCACGATATTGTCTAGGCAACGCCTAGAGTTTCACCGTTTTCACTAGGTTTATACTCGGCTATGGTTTTTCTACCGAGTTTCAAGTTATCCAGCATTGAATAGTTGTCTTTGGCAAAACCTTGATAAGCGTTTTGAATGTCCGTCATGTTAGTACCGAACTTGTTCGCATTATCTGACATTTGGACAAGGGCTTTATCCCCGTATTTCGCAGCCTTGGCAGTATCTCCGCCTAGACCTTGTAGCAAGGTAGCTGAGAACGATGTTACCTGCTCCATATAGCGGTTAGCAGACACACCAGCCGTCCTATAGGCTCGGTTGGCATTCTCAATGACGTTGGTTCCCTCACGATCCATTGTATTGTAGAGCGCTTGGGCTTGCTCCCTGGTCATGCCGTAGTCTCTAGCAAGGGTGTTGACGCTTGAGCCGTTCTGTTTGAACAGCGTAGAAACACCGCCCAAAGATTGCTCAAGGTCTGCATAACCTTTGATTACAGCCGTCAGACCACCGACCATCGGAAGTGTGAAAGCTGTAGTCATTCCAGCTCCGACTGACTGCATAGCACTCCCGACTGACTTCAAACTGCTACCAACTTGAGCGAGCATGCCCCCAGACTGATTTCTCAAATCAGCAAGGGCAGACTTGGCAGCGTTGACACCATTAGTGAAATCGCTTGAGTTGGCACGAAGTATGGCCGTAACATCAAAAGATGCTCCCATTAACTACCCCCTTTCTTCTGTTGATTGATGATTCTATTCTTATCAGCTAACGAGAGCGTTCGATTTATAGGCGCAGTGTCCTCTGACTTAAATATCTTGCTGAACTCTTTTTCATGATCGTAAAATTCATTAAAGGTTCTGTAAGCTGAACGGACACTCTTGCCCTTGCCTTTGGTAGCTTGGACGGTCTGGTTATACCATGCTTGAATTGCTGCGTTAAAACGGATGTCCTCTTGTTTAATTGCGTAGGCGGTATTGTACACCTCAAATTCAACAAGTGTCGTCCTAGCAGCTTCTACGTAGCTCATGCCGTGCCTTGCAATTAATAGAGCCATTGCGTCGTCATAGCTGAAATCATAATCTGGTTGACTGTGCCCTACTCTTGAACGTTCATTGCGAGTTTGAGTAGGGATGACGCTTTTAACTCGTCGATAATTGAGTCAATCGTCTCTTTGTATTTACCTTTGTCAATCAAATCAGCAAGATAGGCTTCAATGTCAACATCACTTGGTTTTTGTGGCGCTGTAATTGTACCAGCTTTGATGATATCCACGAATGCTAGCGGGTCATTGATAGCGACACCCGCTGAAATCAATGTCATAGCTCCGTAGCCAGTCTTCATGCCTTCAAGCTCTGCTGAGTGCAATTTGTTGATCTCACGCAAAAATGCAAGTCCGAAAATCAAATTAAAGTCTCGTCCGTTGATAGATAGAATCATGTTTTATTTCTCCTTTATACAAAAAAAGCAAGGGCACAAAGCCCCTGCAATAGACTAGATAGATGAAACTAGGCTGTCTTCTTTAGCAAGAGTGTGGTAGTCGTATTGAGCGCTTGCGACTGCTTTCTTCTGAGCTTCTGTCAAGCTGTCGGTTGAAATAATACCGTTGCCATCGATAGCCATCTCATAAGATAGTTCCACTTTGTCGTCAGCGGGTGCTGCGATTTCAAAGTTTTTAAGATAACCTTGGTAATATTCAACGTCATAGACATCTTTGCCACCAGAAGCGCGTTTAGAAGCAAGGTCAACTTGCCAGCACTCTACTTTGTCGCCTGCGATGAACCATTTACGCATTTCACGCCACATTTCAGTAGTGGTTCCATCCTCACGATATGCAAGTGATACGAATTCCCCAGACACTTCACCGTCTGAAATAGAGTTAACTACACCGTCTTTGGTTTTGGTAGTTTCCACCTCTTTTTCAGCATTGATAGTGTGTTCTGTTTGGAAACGTACTTTAGCAGCATCTTGTGTCTTCTGGTCTTTGACACGGCGGAAGAAGACCATTAGGTCTTTACCCAAAATAAGTTCTGCCATTTATTCCTCCTTTTTGATATAAGTAAATGAAAAATCCAGCACAATGTGAATCAATGGCTGGACGTCTGTATTATCTGGTAAGACTTGCTTGTCTGTACCAGTTTTTAATAAGTTGTATTCAAACCCTTTAATTCGTTCGCTAGCTCGTTCCAACGTTTGACAGTGGGTGTCTAGCTCTGCACGCTGCACTCTAGTCCCGTAGATATGGACGGTTTGTCTTATCGTTCCAAAGTTTTCGTTATTGAGTGTAGGTGCTGAGCTATTCTCGCCGATGAAAGCAAATGGATAACTAGCTGATGAATCGGGTAAGTAGTCGTAAGTTGCCAGTTTCTCACTAGCAATAGCGAATAGATTTCTGAATAAGTCGTGGCTAGGTGTCATTTAAAGGCTCCTTCCATAACTTTACGGATTTGTTCAGTGAAATAAGGCTCGATTTGGTGCATCATAGGACGCATAAACGGTTTTCCAGGCTGATAGCGTGTGCCAAACTCTTGAAACCCGCTATAAGACGCTGCTGAGTGGATGTGCGATTCTTCGCCCATGTGCCTAGTGGTGATATTAGCTCTCAAAAAACCAGTGTCGACTGGCGCAAGACCTTTTGAAATACTCTTGCCCTTCTCAGCTGAGTTTTTAAGAACGTTTTGAGCTTGTGTTCTAACTCCTTGACTTGCCTTATTCAAAGTAGCAGCGAGGACTGTGTCCCCTCTCCACTCGATTGTGAAATTAGCCATTTAGCTCACCTCTTTTCAATCGGATTGCCCCTTTTATCGGTGCGTCAATGCGTTCGATAGGATAATACTTCTTACCCTCGTATAGAGCGTAGTCAAACGGCTTCTGTTCTTGATTGAATCGGCATATCATGACCACGTCCGACCTACTCCCATAGGCTTCAAATGCACGCTGTTGGTCAATGAAGTTAACCAAACAAGGCACAACCTTGCTAGACTGTGCCTTTTCTTCGTACTTATCAGTGATTGGGTTGTAAGTCGAAACACCTTGCTTTACTAGCTTAATGCGGTGTGGTGTTTTCATAAGAACCTCACCTTACCTTTTCGAGCTAACGAGCCGTCAAGTCCGAAATCTTTATCCAGAATCTTTCTGTAAGGCTTGAATATGTCATCCCAATCCTCGTAGGTGACTGAATAGCCGTCTACGTTTTCGGTTTTGACACCCTCTGACCCCTTACGGCCATAGAGCTTATAAACAACATTTTCGATGATGAAATGATACTTCTTGTCAATCTCGGTTGTTCCGACTAATGCTTTGAAATAACTCTCAGCGTCGTTGACTAAGTCTTCAATCAATTCATCCTCAAGATCGTCTTCAACGTCGATACCCAACCGACGCTTAATCTTCTCAAGTTGGATATCGTTCATTTTAGACCTCCTCCGCAGCCTTTAGAAGAACTTCTAAATCTGCTTTTTTCGCTTTGGCATCGTACTCGACACCAGCTTCATCAAGTTTTGCTTTGAGCTCCTTGACTGTAAGCTCTTTTGGTGGCTCGACTTGTTCGATACCACCCTTTTCAAGAACTTCTGCCACACGCTCTTTAGATGGCTCGTAGCCTTCTCGTGGATATACGTCCCCGACTTGATAGATATACTCATTATCTTGCAAGTCACGGAACACAATCTTAGCTTTATAGGCCATTTAAACCTCCTGACTAGACTCCTATTGGTTGGATCGCTGCAAATGCTTCATCGTTTGGAATCGCTACGGCAATTTCAAAGATAGCACGGAGTGCTTGCATGTCTTGTTCAAACAAATGAACGTCACCAGAATCAAGGTCGCCATTGTTTTGAACTTTAGACAAAGTAGCTTGGTCTGCGATTTTAAGACGCAAGTTAGTCCCGTTTGGAATACCGTAAACCAAACCATTGAAGTTCCCAGTGATCAATGTACCTGCTGGGTAAGTTTGCCCATCTTGCAATTGAAGTTGAGAATATGGAAGGCCATCAAGCTCACCGATTGCGTTAGGGTTAGCTGGTTTAGTGAAGATGTGTTGACCGCCGTTTACATTGTCGACGATTCCACGAAGTGTGCGGTTGATAGTGCGGTGACCTACGAATGCGTTAGGTTCTTTTTCTGACTTATCTTCCACATCGTAAATGTTATTGAGGTTGATGTCCCCAGATACGATGTTTTGAGCACGTTTAGCAGACGCCAAGACGTTGGCACCGAATGGGTTGTTGTACAAACCAAGGAACGCAGCCCCGTCGATTTTCTTGTTAAACAAGTCAACAATCTTGTCCTTGATTGACTCAAAGAAGTCAGTCCAAGTGTAGTTGAGGACTTCTTCTGTAACTGGCAAGATAACCGCCAATTTGCGAGATTCAAGAACGTAAGATTTCGTTTGTACTTTTGCAGTACCGATTTTTTGACCTTCACCCACAAAGTAAGCGTCTGTCAATTGACCAACTTCAACACCTTTGCGGACCATTTTTCCGTCCATTTCAACTTTTTGGCCAAGCTGAATAACTTTTGAAGTTTTAACGAGTTCGTCAGTGAATAGATCAGTGATTTGTTCTGATGTGACCTCTTTCCCAAGAGAATCAGACAATAGGACTGTGTCTGGATTAAATTTTTGTTGAGCCATGCGCTCTCCTTTCTTAAATTAGAAATTAGTGATTTTGGCTTTGTCAAACTTGTCTTTTCCGCGATGAGAACGCCCTTCCTCTCCACCACTAGTGCGAGGTGGTAGAGCTTTGGCTTCTTCTCGTTTCTGCAAGTTTAGAATGTTAGCCATATTTGAAACAGCTAACTTGGTAGCTTCTTCGTCGCCTTTTACAACGAAAGCAAGCGTCGACTCATTAACAGGAACGCCTTGAGCTTCGAGCTCTTTAATAGCGACATCCTGCATTCGGCGTTGAGCGATTTGAGCTTGAAGTGCTGCAATTGTGTTCTGGGCTTCTTCGAATTCTTTATCCCGCTGTTTCTGTTGCAGCTCTTGAAGTTCTTCTTCACTCATTTTAGCTTTAGCAACGGCTTCCTCGATTTGAGATTGAATACCGGTCTGCATATCAGCAATTTCAAGAGTATGTTTCTCTTCCATCTGCTTGAGTCTACGTTGCATTTCAGCGACTGACACCATCTTCTCCTCTTTTTCTGGTTGGCTAGCTTCAACCTCTTGAGGATTTTCAACTGTTTCAAGTTCTTTTTCTGCCATGATAGGCTCCTTTCTTTACGCTTTAACGTCCAACCTCGACGAACTCATGCAGCTTTTATTGTCCTCAGCACGGTCTGGACAAAGGGTTACTCACCCCAAACGCCGTTAACAGCTTCTTCATCAAGAGTGCTGCCGCCAGCTTTATATTCCATTTTGATGTGTCCATACGCTGAACATCGACAGTTTGGATGCATTGGGTACATGTTGACCCCCTTTTCTGCCTTGTTAATCGGTATGGCTTTTTTGTCCAAGGGCTTACAGATATCGCAAGCCCCACTTTCTGCGACATAGATTAAATGTGTGAAGTTGTTTTCTTTCAACATCATCAACTCTGTATCAGCATTAATGCGAGCTATTTCGGTCTTGAGTAGCCGTTGGGCGTTGGCCTGGCTTGTGTTATATTTCTTAGCTAATCGTTGCCGCTCCTGCTTAAAACCGCCCATGTCGGTGAAGATGCGTGCTAACGAGCTAAACACATCCTTCTGCATACTTGCATGAAGGCCGTTTCTGCCCCAAACTCTACGACTAAAATTCTGACCGTAGAAATCAGCGTCTAAAACCGCTCTCATGCGACTTACTGCATTGACGGCAGAATTGCCCAAAATACCCGCTTGACGCTTAAACTCGGCTAAATATTCACTCTCACGCGCTTCGTCAAAGACTTCGTTCACGTCTGATATAAGACTAGCTATCTCAAGCCTTAATTCTGCTTTGAGCAGTTCCAAACGACTGACTCTCATTTTCAAGTTAAACAGTCTTAGCCATTGATTTGTGCCGTGTGAAAAATCTTTCTCGACTACTGCTTTTCTAGCTCGGTCCTTATACTCAGTGACATCGAACTCACTAGCTCGCTTCATAGCTTCGGAACGGCTTAACCCTTCCTTGTCGGCATAGCGCATGTAAAAACCGCTTATTTGGCTCTGCATGCGGTTATAAGACGCTTGATAAAGCTCTTTTAAGACTTTGTCACGCTCTATGTCACGCTTGATTAGGTCTGATTGTGCTTTTCGCTCGGCATTGTAGCGTTCATTATTCGTCATCATCCTCAGTACCTACAATCTGGCTGACTTCTAAATCAGTAGCGCCGCCTTCTTTGAGCAAACGGCTCTTTTCTTTGCGCGCATCGGTGAAGCTAGCTGATTCCATAAGTGTTTCTTGTGAGATTTCCATGCCTGAATTGATAGCTGATTGAATCTCAGCCCATACGTCTGTCGGTAAATTCTCATGGAACGTAAATGTCAACATGTCAGCGTCCACTGGTTCGATACCCTTGAGATTGTTAGACAGTAGCTCAAGCAATTTATAGCGTCGTCTGAGCGCCTTGACAAAGAACCCACGTTTGACGGCTGTAACCTGTTGCAAGTCAACGAGCTTATAGCGGATAGCAATCCCAGACGTAGCTGAGAATGTCGAGTCGTCCTGCAAGTTAGGCAATCCAACGATTCGGAAAAAGTCTTTAATCAAACGTGACTTGTACGCTTCAACACCGCTGACATCGTATTGCTTATAGATATAGCCAGCGTCTAGTGACGTTTGTTGTCCATTGTGCCCAACACCACTTTCAAGAACAAGCATGTTAGCGTGTTTCATTTTCATAATGTCAGACGCATTCATCCCTGTGCTTTCTACATCACCTTTGATGACAAGCATGGCATCATTAAGGTCCGACATATAGTTAGCCGTGTCAGATTCCGCTGCATCATAAGCATCAATGATTGGAATACCTTTCTCCCAATCTCCCGAACGTTCTCGGTTATTCTGCCATTCAACCACCGGCACCATCCCGAATGGGTTTTCTTTGCGTTCGATTTCCTGCCAGTTTGGATCATAACTAACAACCTTGCTATCGGTGTAGACTGTGACAAACATCTCCCCGTTATACACTGGACAATGGACAGCCGCAATAATATTCTTTTGGACGTCTGCGCTACGAATAGTGAACATTTCCCTTGCGTCAATCAAGACCACTGCGGGATTGCCAAACTCATCATAGTAGTGCAGCTCAAACGCTCGTCCGAACCGTGAAGCGTCATAGACCAATTCACGGTTAAGAGCTTCAACGTCGTTGTAAGCATTGAAATCATCAATAGCCGTTAAATCGCTGTTAGTGTCAGTGGCACCGATTGAAATAGGTTGACCTACTGTATATCCGGTAAAGAAACGGCTAGCTTGTCCGCCCAGGTCATGCCTGATGCGGTAGTCAGCTTTCTCTGGTTCCAATCGCTTACGACCATTTAGAATAGTGTAGTTATTCCCATTTGAATAGCTCTCTAGGATGTTCAAACGGTCTATCTGTTCGTCTTGAAACTGCGCTACCATCTTCTCTAGTTTCTCACGTCCTTGGAACGTGTCCACTAGGTCGTCTGCTGACTGAGCCATGAAGTGCGTGTTAGCTTCTTTTGCAAAACGAAGGAAATCTTCACGTTTCTGCAAGCTAGTCGGCTCCATATCTCGCTCGAATTGGTATGATCTAGGGATGTACTGTCCTTCATGCAAAATATCATCAGCACTATGTGTTGTGTTCGTCATTCTATCTCCTTATCAGTTTGTTAACCCGTCTAATCTTAGCGTCTACGTCCTGTCTATCTTTGACAAAGATAAGGTTTTGAAGTGCGTATCTAATAGCGTCGATACAGTGGTTATAGCTATCGCACGGCTTGTTGATGTACTCGTTTGTATGTTTATCTTTCTGCCATGTATAGTTCTCAAGCTCCTCAATCGTCTTGACGCACCTTTCGTCGACAACGATGTCGAACTGTTGCAAGAACTGAATCCCTTGAAGGACTGAACCTTTACCCTTATCTACCGGAATAGCTCGGCGCAAGCCTAGTGTTTGAAGTTCAGCAATAGACTTCTGCTCCGCTGAGTCAGCCATAATCACCTCTTTTGAATAGCCAAGGCTAGTGATAGCTTCTGCTATTTGGTTGTTAAGCAACCCCTTCTTGACGTATTCCTCCAAGATATATAACCGCTTGTTCTCTCGGTCTATTTTGACATGCATAAACGCCGTGGGGTCGTTAGTAAACCCAAAGTCCAGACCAAAAAAGGACGGCAACTGTTTAAGCTCGTCCTTGTTAAGTAATCTCTTTTCGTATTTTGGAAAAACTAGTTTGTCGAGTGTCGCAAACTCACCTAAAGCATAGATTTTGTAATAGGCTTCGTTTCGATTTGCTAACTCCTCGATATTCTCCTTGGTCAAGTCGTCCAGGAACCGATTATCCTTATACGTTGTTTGGTAAACCACTGTATTCTTAGGGTTCTTCACAAAGAACGCATTATATACCCAGTTAGCTTTAGACACTGGGTTAAACATCAAATAGATTTGTTTCTGTTTGTGTGCTTTGTCCCTCAAGCGAAGTGTCAGCTGCGTGTAATCATCAAGCGTAAACTCTGACGCTTCTTCCATGACCACGTCAGAAATGCCTTTGATAGACTTAATCTTCTCCGGGTTATCCATCCCTTTGAAAATCAGCTCGGCACCGTTTGGCAACTCGATTCGGAATGCGCTCATGTTAACCTTGCACAGATTAAGTACACCGAAATAAGACAAAGCTGCTTGAACGTCCGCAAATACCGAGTCACGAACCGTAGAGCCTACTTTTCGCAATATCAATATTTTGCGGGGCTTGTCCCACTTTTTAAGAGCTTTGAGGACTATCTTCTGGAAAACCCCGTGACTCTTACCGCTTGATGCTCCACCATAATGAACCTCAGTGAACGTGTCATAATCAAACAAATGCTCATAGATATGCCGATTAAACACCCTACTTGGGTTGATATCAAGATTAATCGTCATTCCATTCACCGACATTAATATTGATATCTTGCGTTACATCGGCTTCGACCTTATCTGTCCACATTCTATAACGCTTACCGATATCAACTGCCGCAGCTCGACGTGTAGCGACGTTTGGTTTGGCTTGAGCAATACGCTGCATACCCTCACCATCGAGGACCAGCAGGGGTTCTTCAACCTCGCCACGCATTACGGCTGTGAGAAATTCCATGACCTCTTGTTGATCCGCAACACGTTCTGACTTCAACTGTTCCAGTCGTTCATCTATATAAGCCTTGATGTTAGCCTTTGCAAGCAGCCTACTTCCATTAGCTTTTGCAACATCGTCGTTCTTAATATTAGGATAAGCCTTTTTATACGCTTGCGAAGCATTTAGGCTGATGATGTACTCATCGGCAAACTTCATTTGTTTCTCGGTCATCCCATTTTCCATCAACTCCTTTCCAATACTGAAAAAGACAACCCACAAAATGAGTTGCCTAGCTATAATTATCAATACTAATATTATATCGCTAATAAACGCTCAAATTCTAACATTTATCAAGTGTTTTCTTCGTCTTAATCTCCCAGAAATACCAGACATTCTCCGTTGCGGTAATTCTCCGCAAACTCCAAGATTGCCTGTTCTCTCATTCGATAATATTCACTTTCAGAATATCCAAGGTCCATATAGACTTCAATGTTGTACTGTTTTCTGTTTCTGCAATAACACTCTATCAATATCTGGCTGTAATGCCTATCTGATAATGCGTTGATAGCTCTGACAATAGCTTGTAAGTCTTGCTCAGCGGCCACCTTGCGTGTTACCATACTTTCGGTCTGACTATGGACCATGCCGTCGAATGATTTGGGTTCTAACGAGAATGAAGCTGTCACTTTAGGGGCGTATTCCAAGCCCGCTATCCGTGTTAGCATACGATACCTTCTTAGCACCTTTATAGCTTTCTTTTTAGTTGCGGTTTTATCTACTTCCGCAAATAGATTGATACTTGCCATGACACCCCTCTTGTGTGATATAATAGTTGTATCGTGTTCAAAGAGTGCCGGCCATTGTGTCGGTCTTTTTTAGTGTATTTGACAGACAATGACTGGCAAGGGAGTCGAACCCTCGTAAACCATTCTAGCTACACGCCTAGTGCATAGGCTGTATATAGGGTTTTTCTGACCGATGCCTTATTGCGACCTACCTTGCCTTTGTTACGGTATTCCAAGGTGATGCGATCAACTTCATCGTCCAATCTCTCGCTCCATTCGTAGTTATTGAAAACAAAGTCGATAATCTCGCTGAACAGCTCTCTTGACAGCATCCCTTCCATTTGAATAGCTTTCAAAGGCGTTAGAGCGACTTTCTCCGCATAGCAACAATTGAGGGCGTTTTGGGTTTTGTTAGCTGCTTTTTTGTCAC